ATGGAGACTAATGCAATGGCTGTTCTTTACCAGCTTGAGGCTATTCGTAAACATTGTCAAGACTGTAGATATTACAATGCTGGCTCCTCAGAGGAGTTTGGGGATGTCCTATACTCTCCACAGTCAGAACTTCATCCTATACGCCCAAGAAGCCCATACGGAGTCTCTAAGGCTAGTGCGAGGCATATGGTGAAAGTTTGGAGAGAGTCATACGATTTATTTGCTATCCAAGGCTGGCTATTCAATCACGAAGGAACTCGTCGTGGAGAAGAATTTGTCACTCGGAAGATAACTAAGAATGTCGCTAGAATTAAGAATGAGTATATATTAGATAATTTCAAACCTCTTGAACTTGGTAATGTAGACGCTAAGAGAGATTGGAGCGACTCACAAGATTTTGTGGAGGGGATTTGGCTAATGCTTAATCAAGAGGAGCCTAGAGAATACGTTTTATCTTCTAATGAGACTCATACCATTAGGGAGTTTGTCGAACAAGCTTTCAACTTTGCTGGATTTGCTCTTGAAAAATGTCAATGGGTTGGCGAGGGGGTAGATGAAAAATATATGCACGATGGGAGGGTTTTATTGCAGATAAACCCAGATTTTTATCGTCCTGCTGAAGTCGAATTGCTTTGGGGAGACTCTTCAGAAGCTCGTAGATTCCTTAAGTGGAAGCCAAAAACAGATTTTATTGGCTTGGTAAGAAAAATGGTTGTCAATGATTTGAATTTGTATTAAAGTCTCTGTATGGCAGCAGGAGAAAAGCAATGTCCAGATTGTGGCGCTGTAGTTGGATCAAGGGCTAAAAAATGTCAGTGCGGCCATTTCTTTAAAGCTAAGAAGAAGCCTAAAGTAAAAATTAGCAAAAGGGATATCCTAGAGAGGCTAGTTATTGATCCTGAATCTGGTAAGAGGGTTTTTTACAAAGCTCAAATGAAGCATTTGAATGTTTTGTGTGAGAGATACTCTCTGGAGTTCATGAATGTGGTCAACTTTTACAAGAAGTTTGATTCCCTAACTTACCTTATTAGCCCCAAGTTAAAAAAAGCTCTTGACAAGAAGTTCAGGGCTTTCAATTATGTAGTTGACAAATCTAGGTATCCAGAGTATATTTTGGGCGAGAAATCTGGAGAGGATTTCGCCACTGTCAAAAAGAAGAAAACATTAAAAGATTTTTTAGATGAGTAAAGAACAGAATCCAAATACGATGCTTAAGGGCTTCCTTAAGGAAACTAAAGAAGATCATTATAACTTTGAGGAGGAGATCAATTACAAAGTCTCAAGCGGTTCTTTAGAATTTGACTTACAGATGGGGGGAGGTTTTGGACCCGGACTACACAGATTTGTTGGTATGAATGAAGGGGGTAAAACTTCTGAATCATTAGAAGTAATGAGGAACTTTTTGAAAATGCCGGGGACGCGAGGTGTTTTCATCAAAGCTGAAGGAAGGCTCTCTCCAGAAATGAAAGAGCGATCTGGCATTAATTTTGTATTTAGCGCTGACGAGTGGGTTGACGGTACTTGTTTTGTTTTTGAGTCTAATATTTATGAGATCGTGGTAGATCTAATGAGGAGGTTGGTTCAGTTTAATGATGACAAAGCTAAGTATTGTTTCGTCCTTGATTCTGTAGATGGATTAATTCCTAAGAATGACGTGGGTAAGAATTTTGAGGATTCTACTAAAGTTGCTGGTGGAGCTGTAATTGCTGGAGTCTTCATGAAAAAGATGTCCATAGCTCTTCAGAAAAGGGGTCATATGGCTATTTTTATCTCTCAAGTTAGAGCGGATATAAAGCTTGACCCATATACGAAAGCTCCTGTGAGACAGACTACAGCTACAGGAGGGAATGCTTTACTTCACTTTGCTAATTGGATTATCCAGTTTGAGCCTCGCTATAATGGAGACGCTATCCTAAGGAATGCATCAGTGAAGAAAATGGATTCCAAAACTAATCCTCCTATAGGTCATTTCGCTAAGGTCACTATAAAAAAATCTCCTAACGAAAAGACGAATACTTCTATTAGCTACCCCATTAGATATGGACAAAAAGGGGGTAAGTCGATATGGATTGAGAAAGAAATAGTAGACTTGCTCTTGGCTTGGGAGTTCGTTAAGAAGAGCGGGGCTTGGTTGAGTATTACAGAAGATTTCAAAGAGGTTTTACAGGATACTGATTTTGATTTACCAGAAAAGATCCAAGGCGAAAATAATTTATTTAAGCTTATAGAAGGTAATGAAGGCTTTTGCGAATTCCTTGTTTCTTATTTTAAGAACGCTATCGAGGAGTTAGCTTAAAACTCAATGAAGTTCTACACTGTAGACGGTAAACTCCGTAATTTAAAAAACCCTAAAAAATACCGTATAGATTGGGAAGGCTCCAGCAGGAGTAAATTCCAAAAAGGTGTAAAGGATTTCTTAAGGAATTATTGGCACTTGGATATAGTATTTGAGGAGTTTAGGATAGTCGGTAGTCGATTGTCTCTAGATTTTTATAACGCTAATAAAAGGATAGCTATAGAGGTTCAAGGGGCGCAACATACGAAGTATGTGAAACACTTCCATAAGAACAGGCTTAAATATTTAGATCAACTAAAAAGAGATCAAAAAAAGCTGGACTTCTGTGAGAGGAACGATATAAATCTAGTTGAGATCTATCCAAACGACGATGTTACTACATCGTTTTTTGAGGACAGAGATGTTTACCTATGAACGAGCAAGATAATTTATTTTCTATTCCAGAAGGTCTAGTTGAGAAGATATACGAAATTTCTGGAGATTCAGAACGCTACAAAGGTCTTATAATGGTTGTAGCTAATGAGTCTGGAGAGCCTGTTATATACACAAAGTTTGATTCTGTGATTATGGAGCTGGGCTTACAGCAAGCTCTAGAAGATTACTTAATAAAGTCTAAATCTGATCAGGGGGTAGACAAATGATTTATAGTTATGAACTAGAGAAACAGTTATTGGCTGGTCTTCTAAAAGACCCTCAATCTTTGATTGAAATATCTAACTTCATAAGTCACAAAGATTTTTACTCAGAAGGCTCCCCTTTACATTCCACAATCTTCAGGGTTATAAAACAAGCCGTAGATGCTGGAGATGAAGTTGATAACGTAATTATTGCTCAAAGGGTTAATGAGGTAGGTTTAAGCTTCGCGGGGAATATCATTCCTGCGGATTACATTAAATCTTTAGCTATGAGATCTGTCCCTTCGGGCAATTTGACAAAGACTTGCAAAGAGCTTAAAAAATATTCAATAAGGAGGGAAATCTTAGAATCTTGTGAGGATATAAGCAAGAAGATGAAAGCTATTAAGCCTGAGTCTTCTTATAGAGATATCGTCGAGACGGCAGATCATATCTACAATTCTAAGATCAACTTGTTTGAGATAGGTAATGATGTCCCAGAGAATATCTATGATGATATGGAGGCTCTGATTGAGGAGCGGGGCAACAACCCTATTGAAGAGTTTGGCATGATGGGGCCGCATGAGAAAGTTAATGATATTTATGGTTCTTTGTTACGGCCCGGAAACATTACTGTCATAGTTGCTCGATCAGGAGTTGGTAAAACACAATACTGTATGGATTACGCTACGAAAGTAGCTTTGAAATATGGAGTCCCAGTTCTGCATTTTGATAATGGAGAGATGAGTAAGGAAGAGCTTATGATGCGTCAATGCGCTGCTCATTCTGGAGTCCCCATGCATTTGTTGGAGAGTGGTAAATGGAGGACTGCTGGTGCAGATGTCGTCGAGAAAGTCCGCTCTGTCTGGCCCAAAATTAACAAACTTAAATTCTATTACTACAATGTAGGGGGGATGGATGTCGATGGGATGATAAATACTTTGAAGAGATTTTATTACTCTACAGTTGGTCGCGGTAACAAAATGGTCTTCTCTTTTGACTACATTAAGACGACTAATACAGCCAACTCTAATCAGAATGAGTGGCAGGTCGTTGGAGAGATGGTCGATAAATTCAAAAGGTGTATCCAGAAGGATGTTCTTGAAGATGGTGAACCTGTCATTCCAATGATCACTTCTGTTCAATCTAATAGGAGTGGTATTACCACCAACCGGAACTCCCAGAATATTGTTGATGATGAGAGTATTGTTTCTCTATCTGATAGGATTACACAATTCTGCTCGCATATGTTCATTCTAAGAAGGAAGACTGAGGATGAGATCCAAGAAGAAGGAGTAAGGTTCGGGACTCATAAGATGATCAGTGTTAAATACAGAAGTTTGGGTAGAGATATAGCTGGAGCTATTGAACCTGTCCAAGTGGATGATTCATTAAGGAAGAACTTTATTAATCTTGATTTTAATAATTTTAATATCTCAGAGAGGGGAGACCTTCGCGATATTATCAGAGTTAGAAACGGAGATCCAGAACTAGACCAGAGTAATCCAGATGCAACACCAATCCCAGACTTCGATTCATTCGGAGGAGTTCCAGAAAATTCTTGAGTCGATAGGTTACAATCTTATTGATTGTGGTGATCACTGGAGGGCGCAAGCTCTTTACCGCAATGGGGATAACGCTACAGCTTTAAAGATTTATAAAAACACGGGGATTTGGATGGACTTTGTTGAGAGTAAAGGCTCTCAAACTTTTGAGTCTTTGGTCAGAATGACCGTTGGTGACAAATCTGAATTTTCAGAGACTCTCCAAAAGATTAGAAAGAGCAAAACTTTTATTACTAAACCAGTAGAGAGGATAGAAATGGAAAAGATATACCCAGACGAAATGCTAGAAAAGTTATTTCCTCATTACAATTTTTATAAAGAGAGGGATATTTCGGAAGATACCCAAAAAGCTTTTAAAGTAGGCTTGTCTGGTGTGGGAAAAATGTACCGTAGAATGGTCTTCCCTGTATACAATAGCAACTCACAGATCATTGGGTTCTCAGGGCGAAGCGTGGATGCCGGGAAGATAC